TACCATCTTCAAGACGTTCATAAGCAGTAAAAACAGACGAAGGCCATCTTGTTACTCTAAGAGAACCGTCTTCTAAAGGAGATCTTAAATCAAAACAAAAAGTAGTTTTTCTTCCTACAAAAGAAAGCAAGTAAAAGCTCTCTTCAGGACTATAAACACACCTAAAAGACAGAGCTTCTTTTTGTAGTTCATTAATAATGTCTTTTGTTATTGTGTTAGACAATGTCCTCATAGGCATTGACTTTTCTTGTACGGTTCTACCAAAACTTCTTAGGCCGCTATGAGACAAAAACAACACATCAGTTCCTGTATGATGCACCGTATCACGGTCAACACAACCTACACCTGCTACAGTATCTACTAATGACATAGTAGCTGGTGCTTGCGCTCCTTGGTAAACAACAATGCTATGCCTACCAAAAATAATAAGTAATCCGTTGTGTGCGGATAAAGCTACAATTTCGTCATAACCGTCAGGCCATACTTTAGAGATGTCAATACTACCACTAGTACCGCCTTCCCATTCATGACCAATCAACAGATCAGACCAGTAAACAGTAGAGTCATTTAAATTTACAGCCCATAGACGACCGTAAGCTGCTAGTACTTCGTCAGCAAAAGGAATACCTGATAATCCTCCAGCAACAGTAGACATCTTTTGTAGAGCTGTGCCGTTGTATACAAGAGGTTCGTGTCCGTCTTGAAAGAAATAAAGGTTGTCGTTAAAGTCTACTATCTTCCAATTGTCATCGGTAATGTTATACCCTTGTGGGAGATTGGCAGACTCATCTACTAAAGTAGTAGTACCACTAAATATTTTATTATCGCCTACGGAAAAAACAACAAAAGTTTCGTCAGTCTTTTTAAATTGCTTTATAGATCTAAGAGGTTTGTTGGCTGATAAAGTTCCTTTGTTTGTAGTGACAACTTCATATCCTTTACGAGAAGCAATACGACCACGCTTATCAATAACAGCGTTGTCAGCTATTTCCGCAAACGAAGGATCTTGAGCAATAGGCGAGTCTTCGGTATTAATACCTTTAAACGCTGGTGCTACAAGATTAATACTGCTTAGTTGTTGTGCCATATTAGATAGTCCTAAAGATCATCTCTTCTGGGTGCTTTGCTGCATCAATAGCAACAGCGTCGGACAAGTACTTATCAGCAATAGTAAAGTACTCAGCAGTAGAAGTACCACCTGTCTCACCACGCTCACGAGCAAGCAGTGCTACTGCAAGGTGAATCACAGGCTTTTCAGGTACAAGTAAGTTGTCAGTGTTAGCAGTTAACTCAGATTGTCGCTTGATAACATCAAACTTAAGTGTCTGAGATGCAGTAGGACGAGGACTAACAAGTACCTGAGTGTCACCGTTGTCGTCTAAACCATCAAAGGTGTAGTATCTAGGCGAACCTTCTGTTATGTCCTTGAGATACAGTTGCTCGTTAAACCAATCTTTTGTTTGGTAACCTAAGTAGCAGTTTTCAGTGTCATTCAAAGCTGACATTACTTTTACGTTGTCACCACAGCCAGCTAGAGAGTACTGATTGTTACCAGAAGAAATACTAATATCAATAGTTTTACGCAGCGCAGACCAGTCAGTTGACTCCTCTACCATTGTTTTAGCGTCATTAATAAAATCACCAACCATCTTTGCGTATGTAGATTCTGTAACACTTGTTACTTCTTCTTCACGCAAACGACGCAGTACGTTGTTCATTAAATTTAAATACGTCATTTAATCATCTTCCCAAATAAACTGCGACCAATTAACCCATCAAGTTCTCTAATGTAGTCTTTTTTAGGCGGTGCAATAAGTTGTTGTAACTGTACAGGTGTGTAGCCTATTGAAGTCATAAAAGGTTTAAACGCTCCTTCTGGTGACAACATTCCTCCTGCACCCATACCGCTTCCATCACCGTCACCATCGCCGTCGCCATCACCGTCGCCATCACCGTCACCATCGCCGTCGCCATCACCGTCGCCATCACCGTCACCATCGCCGTCAGTACCATCACCTTCAGTACCATCACCTTCAGTAACATCACCATTTCCTTCAGGCTCGGGTTCAGGCTCAGGCTGTGGTTCAGGTTCAGGCTCGGGTTCAGGCTCCTCTACTATAATAGTAGTACCGCCTTTTACTGGACCTGTTACTGATGGTAAAGGTTGTACGTCTGGCTCTGGTTGTGGTTCTGGCTCTGGTTGTGGTTCTGGCTCTGGTTCGTACCAAGTATAATCAGGATCATCTTCTAAAGATCCAGTAGGATCGCCAACAATAACAATAACCTGATTTCCGTCAGGATCATAAGTATTTCCCGTAGCTTCTTCCCAGTCTCTAATAATATTAGGGGAAGGATTTCTGACTCTCCAACCTTTTAAGTCTGGATTTCTAGGATCAACAGGATGATACTCCCACTCGTTTCCATAAACATCTCTAACTACGTCACCGTCTTCATATTCTACATTAGGATCGTAATAAGGAGTTTCGTCGTCTGAAAAACCCGGCTCTTCATCTTCATCACCATCAGCATCACCTTCAGTAGTGTCAGAAGGTAAGTCATCTGCGTCGTCATCTATAACGTCAGTAGTGTCATCTTCTGTTACATCTACAACATCACCACCGCCTTCACCTCCGCCTCCGCCATCATCTTCAGAAATTTGATAGTCTGGAGGAAAGTTAATTACATATACAATCCCTGTTTCTGGATCTGTATACATTCCGTCTTCAACCATTTCTTCGGTAATAAAACCTTCACCAAATATTTGCTCAAACTCTTCTACACTAACGCCTTGTTGTTCTGGCTGATCAGGATCTTCAGTTAACATACCTGCTTGATAACGACCAAGAAGATAATTATCCTGTTCGTTATTAGGGTCAAAGTTTGGTCCGGGTATGAGGTTACCGTCAGCATCAACAGCAAGGCGACCCTGCTGAATAGCTTCTATCACAGCACCGCCATAACCTTGAGGATTACCTACACCGTATTCTCTAGGAGCGGCTGGTCTAGCGCCGCCAAAACCACCACCACCAACGCCTCTTTGGTTTAAAAACTCGCGCAATAAATTACGGTATTGTTCTGGAGTTAAGTCATCAGACATTGTTATTTCTTCCAGTTAGCCAGACCACGAAGGCCAAACGATGCCGCTACAGCCGCACCAAGGAAACCTTTGTACCACTCAGGCATAGCTTCTAAGGCAGCAAACCCGTCCATAACAATAGGAACCATACTAGGAAAGAACGCTAGTACACACGGTATTGAAAACAACAGTGTGAACCATTCGTCTTTCCAAGAGTTAGCTGCATTGTTAGCGTGGATGTTTTCCCAGTTACCGTCCTGCTGTATGGCTACCATCTTAGCTTCATGAACAGCTTTCTTTTCTTCAGCTTTACGTTGGAAGTAACCACCAACAAGATCTGCTACTGGACCAATAAGAGTTTGAATCATCGTATGTACTCAGCAAACACAATAGCACCAAGGATAAACGGATACAGAGCAAAGACAGCTTGACGGTTACTAGCGATGTCTTTAGTTGCTGTATCAAGCTGACGTTGGATCATCTCATAACGAACAAGGCATTCCTTCTCGTGTCCTTCTAAACGTGCTAATAATTCTTCTGTTCTGCTCATCCTTTAATTTCCTTTACCACTACTGAAACTAAACCAAAAGTTATTATTGAGAACACTACACCAAACAAAGTTAACAACATGTTTTCCTTTAGCTCTTGTTGTTTGTATACGGTGTCTTGCCTTTCCTCTACTATCTTTCTCTTTAACTCACGGAACTCACGTAGGCCGTCGTCACCGTACGCGTACCGAATCATTAACATGATCTCTTTCTGTTGCTCTTGTATCTTCTTCTTTCGTGCAAATGCTTTTACTGCCTCCGCTTCTACACTCTTACTAAAAACTACTTTTCTAAACGGTGATACTTTTGTTGCTTTCTTTTCCTGATAGAGAACATCGCTGGCATGTCCGTACCACTGTGCTATCTGCCCCATCGTATCTTCTACTGAGCGTCCGGCCTGAACCATCCCCTGCACCATGGCAAAGGCTTTGCTTGCCCCAGCAATGGCGGTTATAGGATCTATCATTAGACAGGTACTCGACCAATTATTAAGCCCTCAGCTATGTCTAAATCTATTTGATCTTCCATTTCATGCACTAACGCTACAGTTGCATCCATATCAATGACACCATCAACACGTATAATTGGTACTCGAAACGGTACGGGTGTATCTTGCGTAATAGATTCAGACTCTATTGTGCCTTCAAGGTGTACAGCATCTGTTAAAGGAGTGTCGTATATAAGTGTTCTCATAAATTAAACCTTACGTCTACATTACCCGAACCATCCCACTCAGTAGTTATATTAGCTATTTCAGTACTGTCTAATCCATAAGATGATGACCATATCCATCTACGAATAAGACCATTAGATATTGTTGTAGTTGAAGCTTCGGATGTTAAAAGAGTTGTAAGCGTACCGTTTGCTGTAAATGAAAAACTTGTAAATTCGTTTGCAGGTATAGCATTAGGACTTGATGAATGAAGATCAATTGTAAAAGACAAACCTGAAGGAGAATTAAGTCGATAAATAGACTTTATAGTTGTGGTTATAGTATTGCCAGTTACGCTAGTTGGAGATACTGAACCTGTGGGTGTAGTGGCTTCAAAGCCGTACACAGTTGACATTGTTTGATACTTAATTCCTTGAGTAACAGTAACATCGGTACCAGAACTAGCAAAGTACCACTCGTCAAATCTCATAGTAGTATCGGCAGTTTTATTGATTAAGTCTCTAATGTCAGAGTCATTAATAGACGCAAGCGTACCTGTAGTACCTCCTGCTTCTACGTGAATATCATCAAGACTAATTGCACCGCTACTTTGTAAGGCCATTAGATAGTCCCAAAGGCTGTGACATTATCGGCAGAAGTAATAGCGCCGTCAGTACCTACCTTAAATACTTCCGTACTGTCGTACTCAAACACTAGCTCGTTGGTGTCAACCTTAATTATCCAATCACCAATAGACAACGTAGTTGCTTTAACCTGACCAGCATCGCTATACACTACAGCTTTCTCGTTAACTACAGTTCCAGCAGTAACGCCAGCAACAAGATTAAGTTCGTCAGTAGTAGCAGTAACTCCGTCTAACTTATTAAGTTCAGCAGCCGTAGCAGTAACCTGTGTTCCACCAAAGTTAAACGTAGTAACAGTAGCAATAGGGATTGTTACCGTACCTGTAAACGTAGGAGTAGCTGTATCAGCTTTAGAGTTAATAGCGCCTTGGATAGCTGTAAACTCTGTTTCAAAGTCAGCGCCTTTAATAACTTTGTCTGGATCGCCAGTGTTTTTACCGTCCTTAGAACCAAAGTCAGAAACGTAAGTGTAAGTACTCATAACCAAACTCTCATAGGTGTCTCAGGTGTAACCCCGTGCGTCTCGTCCAGCGCCTCTACAGTCTCACGTACAGCATCTCCCACGAGACGAATGTTAACGTGCCAGCCTGCCATTGGTGCCATCTCAGGGTACTCGTTACCCTCGTCGTCAGTCAGCATAGTGCCTGTAGGCTCGTGTAGCGTCCCTACAACGTCGATAGCGTAGTCATGGCTATGAGTCACCATGTAGGGATCACCGTCCTCTACCTGCGTTTCTACGCCCTCCTCGTCCACGTTAGTTACGTAGTCTTGTCGGTAGAACGCAGACAATACGGCAGGCATATCTGACTCAGCCGATAGTCGTAGATAGAAGTCACGCTTGGGTGCTTCGATGATTACTTCTTCTTCTGTCATTAGCTTGTAAGCTCCTGTAGTTGTGCGTTAGTCAGGCGACGTGGGTAGTACTTGATGGACTTGATGTGGCCGTTGGCGTATCTCGAAGTGTGGTCAACGCCTATTTTTAGCGTTTGAATTGCTGTTGGTAATGCACTGGAAGTGTCCTCAGTGCCTAAAGATCCGTTAGCGGATGAGTTTGTACTGGTTGGGCTAAATGCAAGAGCTGTAATGGCGACTTCACCAGCATCAAAAATATTCGCGTTATGACCATCGGTATAGTATTTTGCAGTATCTACACCGCCCGTTCTTATAGATTGCCATCCATCGTTAACTAAAACACCTAAATCGATTCTATTATTAGTGTCTTCTACAAGCTGAACGAAGGCGTTGTATTGCGATGTTTGAGGGCTGATTATTGAAGACGTAACTACAACAGTCCCAGCACTCTGGTTATACCCAAAGTCAGCCACGGGGATAGACGCTACATCGGCAGAGCGTGTTACACCACTAGAGGTGCCTTCGTTCTTGATGTAGCTGGTGGGGAAGGAGCCAGCTTCGAGTTGAGCGCCCCATATGTAGTAAGTGCCTGTTTGCGTATGTGTAGAATATGTATCATCTGGGTATGCTTGTATTTGAAAGTGTCTAGCCGCTGTTGCTTCTTCACTAGTGTATCTAAACCAGCCGCCGCCAACTTCTGTGAGCGTTCCCGCACTTGCAGTTTTAGCAACTAAATCAACATTGTTTGCTTTGATTTTTAGGTTAGTGAACGTACCTGCTTTAAGGAATACACTTACAACCCCAGTAATCGACGTGTTATTAGCGTAAATTCTTCCGTTATCGCTGACAGTAATTAAAGACGCATTTGAAATGCCAGACGGTGCCGTATTGTTGCTTGACGTGACTGCCACGTTCGAATCTTTTATGTAAAAGGATTGCGTGAAGTCTTCAGAGTAAGTCAGAAGATTAGTCCTCTGCTCCTCCACCAGCAGTCCCAGCCTTACACCGTCTGCATCGTACTCTACACGGGAGACGTTCTCTGGATGCTCGAAGAGGGTTAGGGTGCCGTCTGGTTGATCGAAGAGGACTTCTTTGACGCTTACGTTGTCGTACTCTGAATAAACACCTGTTGTTGTGCCTGATGAGGCGTAAAGGGTTATATATGCAACCGATGCTGGCGCAACAAAAATAAAACGAGTAGTTTCTCCGTCTGCTTGAGTAATGTCGGTT